CGTCAAACCTGTGACATTTGCTGGTAATGCAGTTTTACCTTGTGCAACAAAAGTTAGATTGGCAGAAGTAGCACTTGTTTGTAATGCTGCGTTATAACTAAATACTTGAAATTCATACGTTCCAACATCACTATCAAATATTTCAAAATCAGGAGCAGATACAGTTTGAGATATAAAGTTACCATTGTTAAATCTATAGTTCACTTGATACTGCGTAACACCGACAATAGGTTGCCAACTAAGGATTAATTTAGATACAGCTTGGTTATTGATAACAACAATCTTTTCTTCAGCCTGTAGTGCAGATGGAGGATCTTTTGGAAGATTTAATATAGATACTGTTCTAGTTGGTAAACTTGCACCATCTTCAATAAAGGCATATTTAGCATTTACATAAGATAAAGCAG